CATCTAACTACGCACAGCAGGACTTGAAGATATTTCAATATAAGTGTATAATAATATTATGTATATAGAAGAATTGGTTGAAGAATTATCGAGATCTCGGCATGTTGTAAATGATGCCGACATGGCTATTCTACAAAGTTTTTCTGATCAATATTTCAACGGTACGGGTTTTACTGAAAAACAAAGTGTGTTAGCAATACGTATTATTAAACGATATGAATCTTCTTTGTCTAGTAGATTAAAAACCGAAATACTGCCATTTTTAGAAAATCCCAATTTTAAACTAAAAATACGTAAATCTGTGTTAAACAAATCTGTTAACATTATCGATGGAAATATTATTGAAGTAAAGTTTCCCTACTCAGACGAGGGCGTTAAGGCAATAAGAGAATTTAAAGCAAAACATAATAACAACGCAAGCATTGTTTGGGATAAAGATACAACAGCCTGGCATTTTCCAATTTCTGAGCAAAATATCAAATTTATATCAGATCTATGTTCTGATGATTCTTTTACTTTTAGTGAAGATTTTCAAAATTACGCAGATACGGTTGAAAATATTATTAATAACGCAGAGCAATATGCACCTATGTTAAGCATTATTAATGGAGAGTTGAAAATACAAAATTCTCCAAAAAATATGCCAGAAATTGAAACTGATGATATTTTAGAAGCGGTGTTCCAAGCCCGTAATTTAGGTGTAACACTATGGGATGATCATATAAATGAATACCTAAACAGTTCTTATGTTCAAAATGAAGTTAAAAATTTCTTAATCAAAGATACCAATACCGGATTTCATTTAGATCCTACAGAAACTGGAATTTCTGCCCTAAAAACCATTATCAAACATAATGGCCCAACATTGATCATTATCCCCGGCGGCGATGAATATAATAAAACTCTGCAGGTTTTTGACATTTTAAAGGGCATAGGTATCCCTGAAAAAAACATGTCAATTTTATTCAGATTACCTTCTGAAACTGGTAGAAAATTTAATGATTTTGTAAAAAATCAGAGTCTAAATGGTCCAATTTCGTCAGAAACAAAAGTAGTGTTTATCAGTGCTAAACTACCTAAACCGCTATTGAAATCTAAAATAAAATTTAATACAATAGTAAACACAGGGTATGCTATGGCACATTACACACTTAAAGAATATACCAAAAATCACCAAAATTTCATTAATTTTGGGGTAAAACAAAAATACATAGGATTTGATTTTGGCTACTTGTAAAATAGTTATTAAAGATGAAGTCAATATTAAGATTGAAAATCTAGATCTTGATACACGCAAAGCCTTGGTCAAAAAATTCAAGTATGAAGACCCTACTGCTCGCTTTAGACCAGCCTATAAACTAGGTCGTTGGGACGGCACGGTGAGTTTTTTCGGTCTTGGAGGAACAACTTATCTAAGTATGCTTCCGCAGGTTTTAGAATATTTAGAAAGTAAAAACTTCTATATTGAACTGGAAGATCAGCGCATTCCTGTTGACCTAAAATTTGACAAAATTTCGGTGGATTTTTGGGGTGATGCTACATGGCCTAAAGGACATCGATTTGAAGGTCAACCTATTAGGTTGCGTGAAGATCAAGTTGAAGTTATCAACACATTCCTCGAACATCCACAGAGCATACAGGAAATTGCCACAGGTTTTGGTAAGACTATTACCACTGCAACTTTGAGCAAAATTTGTGAAAAATACGGTCGAACAATAACCATTGTTCCTAACAAAAGTTTAGTGGAACAAACCGAAGAAGATTTTGTAAACTGCGGATTGGATGTTGGAGTTTACTACGGTGATAGAAAAGACCTAGATAAAACCCATACAATCTGTACATGGCAAAGTTTGAATATTTTGGACAAAAATAGCAAAAATTGGGACGAAGCTGCTAGTGCAAAAATGGAGATGTTACTGAGCGATGTTTGCTGTGTCATGGTAGATGAAGTACACATGGCCAAGGCTGAAGTATTAAAAAATCTTCTAACACGCAACCTTGCCAATGCTCCTATTCGATGGGGACTAACTGGTACTATACCTAAAGCAGACCACGAATTTCAAAGCATCAAAGCCAGCCTAGGTGAAGTTACAAATCATGTTTTTGCTCACGAACTTCAAGAAGCAGGAGTGCTAAGTAACTGTCATGTAAATATTATCCAGACTGCTGAATGGAAAGAATTTAAATCCTACGCAGAAGAACTAAAGTATTTGGTCACCGATAATGCTAGATTAGATTATATGTGTGACTTGATTAAAAACATAGCAGAAAAAGGTAACACACTTGTTCTAGTTGGACGAATCGAGTCTGGCAAAGCAATGATTGAGAAAATTCCTGATAGCGTTTTTATTAGTGGCGAAGTAAAAACAAAAGATAGAAAAGAGGAATACGATGAGGTTAAAACGGTTAATAACAAGATCATTGTGGCGACTTATGGTGTGGCCGCTGTGGGTATTAATATCCCTCGTATTTTTAATCTGGTTCTGGTGGAGCCCGGAAAGAGCTTTGTTCGCGTTATACAATCAATTGGCCGAGGTATTCGAAAAGCCGACGACAAAGACTTCGTTCAAATCTGGGATATCACCGCAGCAAGCAAATACGCCAAACGACACCTAACAGAACGCAAACGCTTCTACAAAGAAGCCAAATACCCCTTCACGATTCAAAAAACAAAATATTAAAATGCAAATCCTAACTCTTGACAATGAGGTATTTTATCTCAATAACCTACCAGACGAAATCGACGAAGATTTACGATTCGCAGTATTAGATAACAGTGATAGCAGTAATCCTGATCACTTGTTTATCCCTTTAATCTTTTTAGAAAGTTTTACTGGTCCTGCTGTAGTACTTAAAATCGGCGAACACGAACTTACTATGCCATTAGATTGGTGTACTATTGTGGGAGATCCAGAAGGTCCGGAAATGGAAGTGCTACCACTGACTAGTTTAAACGATAGAGGATTTAAAACATTCTGTTTTAATCCACGTAGTAGTTTCCGTCCAGAGTTTTTAGAAATCGATATCATCGATGTTTATCAAGATGTTAAATGGTATTTTCCCAAGATGCGTCCCGGACAGCTACTCTGCACACCATTAGAGCCGGGCCCCAAACCACGATGCGCTTACTTTGTTAAAGAAGTCAGTCGTCAAAGTGAACTAGTCGATTACACCAAATGCTGGTGATATATGGGATCGTTAACTCCTAATGCTCGTTATGTATATGAAAGTCCAGACGGTGGAGAAACTGTCTACGCTCGAGAGGTTGGTCAAGATCCACGCGAACGTAAACTTGTGGGACAAAGTATTAAAGCAAAAAATACAATAGATCAGATCCGTGAAGATAAACTTTGGGGTGAAATTCGTCGGGCCGCTGGGACAAATCCTGCTATACAAAAAGCCATGGAACAGTGTATAATATTATACAAACTCAGCAAAGAATACGAAGACCGTTACGGCGGTAAAATTGACTTACGAGACGAATAAAATGGCAACAGCAAAACTTGATATCAAACGTGAACTAAATGCAGTAGATCAAAAGAACTACGACTTTTACGATAACCTAACTGACGAAGAAAAGAAAGCGTTTAGTCCCTTTATTCTAATGCGTTATACCAGTAACGTACAAGGTGATAGAGATATTCAAGAGTGGTTTGTTGAAATGACCAACGAATGTGTCAATAAAAACTTCAATGATTTAAGTAAAGGTCATAAGGCATTATTGTGGAAGTTGTTTGCCGCCACGGGTGCTGGTATAAACTGTTATCATCCATATCTTGCCGCAGGTAAAAAAGAAAAAGCCAATAAGATTGAAAAACTTTTAGCAGAACTAAAACCTGCTATGAAGATGAGTGATATCAAACTATGGGCCAGTATGATGACCAAAGCAGACAAAGAAGAGCTGTTTGATAAAATGGGTTTTGATAAGAAACAACGGAAAGAATACGAATGATTGCTTTGGTGCCACAACCATTTAAATGTGTTCACTGTAATAAAAAGTTTGTACAAGAAAAAACACTTGTAGCACATATGTGCGAACGCAAACGTCGAGTATTGCAAAAAAATGAAAAACGAGTACAGGCCGGATATATGGCCTTTAACCGTTTTTGGACCCTAGCACAAGGTGGAAAGACCAAGACCTATGAAGATTTCTGCGACACCAGTTATTACAACGCTTTTGTTAAGTTTGGCAGCTTCCTCAATAATACTAATGCTCTATACCCTGATAAGTTTGTGGACTACGTAATCCGTAGTGGAACTAAACTTGACAAGTGGTGCAGTGATAATCTATATTATTCTTATCTTTATGATGTATTAAAAACTGAACCAGTAGAGTCCGCAGTACAAAGAACCATACAAACTATGATGGAATGGGGAGATGAGCATAATGCAGAGTTTGCACATTATTTTCGTTACGTTAGTTTGAATAGAGCAGTACATGATATTGTAAACGGTAAGATTAGTTGTTGGGTAATACTGAACTCTACAGATGGTAAAGAAATGATTCGTAAAATGACCGATGAGCAACTAAACATTATTGCTCCAGCATTTGATGTCCCATATTGGTTAAAAAGATTTAAAGAACTACCAGCAGATACAGCACTGGTAAAAGAAATATGTAATGAGGTAGGAATAGAATGACACAGCTATCAGGATTTGTAACTAAAGGTTGGGGACGAGAAAATATTTGGGCCACCAACGACAAGTATTGCGGTAAACTATTAGAGTTTAATCAAGGTGCTAGATTTAGTATGCACTTTCATGCTAAGAAAGATGAGACTTGGTATGTTCTAAGCGGTAAGTTTAAAGTTATCTGCATCGATACAAAGAATGCTAGTCAATACGAAAATGAATTAAACGTAGGCGATGTTTGGCGTAATGAACCGTTGTTACCCCACCAAGTTATTTGCCTAGAAGCTGGCACTATTATTGAAGTTAGTACACCGGACAGCGTTGAAGATAACTATCGTGTAATGAAAGGCGATAGTCAACGATGAGAATTTTAATAACCGGGGCTAGGGGCTTTATTGGTCAAAATATGGTCAAAGCTCTTAAAGACGAACATGAAGTAACAACATTTGATTGGGGAGAAACTATCCCTTCGATACGCGATCATGACTGGGTAATACATCTCGGTGCTCATAGTGTTACTACCGATCAGAATGTTGAACACATGATGGGACAAAACTATGACTTTAGTCGATGGATTGCTGCCGAATGCCAAAACTATGGTGTTAATCTGCAATATGCAAGTTCTTCCAGCGTCTATGGATTAAGAAATAATTTTGCCGAAGATGCTCCAGTTAATCCCTTAAATCCTTACGCATGGAGTAAAGTCATGTTTGACAGATATGTGATTGGCTTAAAGTATAAGTGGAAGATCGTTATTCAAGGTTTTAGATATTTCAATGTCTACGGCCCCCATGAAGATCACAAAGGCGAACAAGCCAGTCCTTATCACAAGTTTACAGAACAAGCAAAAAGATCTGGAGTAATTCAGTTATTCGAAGGGTCTGAAAATTTTAAAAGAGATTTTGTTCCTGTTAATACAGTAACAGATGTACATAAGTTATTCTTTAATGTCAAAGAATCTGGTATTTGGAATGTGGGCACTGGAGTAGCAAAATCATTTCAGGAAGTTGCTGAAGAAATTGCCAAAGAATACAATGCTAGAATAGAATATATTCCTATTCCTGATAATATTAAAAATCAGTATCAAACATATACTTGTGCTGACCTAACAAAAATTAAAAAGTATTATAACCCATGACAGTACTATTAATCGGTGATAGTTGTATTGATGAATACAAGATAGGAACAATCGATAGGTTAAGTCCTGAAGCACCAGTTCCTATTATTAAACTTATTGAAACACAAACTGTGCCTGGCATGGCCAGTAATGTTAATCTCAATTTAAAAAACTTAAACATTGATACTTACTTTGTTCATAATACCGAAGACATTATTAAAACTCGGTATATTGATCAAAGATCGGGACAACATATGATCCGTGTAGATGTAGAATCTAAAATCACTCCGTGGAGTGGTAAGTTATCGGAACCTATTGAAAGTTTTGATGCCATTGTAATTTCAGATTATAATAAAGGGTTTTTAACATACGAAGCTATTGAGCAGATTATCAAAGAAGCAAAATGTCCTGTTTTTATTGATACCAAGAAAACTCAGTTAGCAGATATTAGTGCCGATCATGTTTATTTTAAAATTAATGAACTAGAATATAAAAGTGCTCGTAGCCTCCCTAGTAACTTAATTGTTACACTAGGAAATAAAGGTGCTATGCTTAAACTTCCACAAACTGAAACACTGTTTGGTATTAATCCTATTGAAGTTACAGACGTATGCGGTTGTGGCGATACATTCCTTGCTGCACTAGTTGCTCAATATCTCTCGACAAAAGACATAGAAAAAGCTATTATATTTGCTAATGTGGCTGCAGGCATAACTGTACAACACCGTGGAAACTACGCACCTTCATATGACGAAATTAGAACTGCCGGATATTGATGTCGACCTCCTGAACAGACAGCAGATCCTTGATGTAATCAAACATGTCCCTGCTGCGCTTGGAGATGGAAAGAAGCACAATACCGGCGTCTATTGCCAACCTATTCCTGTTAACCCTCTAACAGGATGTGCTAGCATTAACTACAAAACTGCTGAAGCTCGCGGCTACTTTAAGATTGATTTCTTAAATGTCAGTGCCTATGCAGGTGTTAAAAATGAAGAACATTTGATTCGCTTATTGAACACAGAACCGCTGTGGGATCTACTAGGTGAAAAAGATATGTGTGATCAACTGTTTCACATCAATGGCTATCACGAACTAGTAGCTCGATTGAAACCTAAATCAGTTGTTGAGCTTGCTATGTTCTTGGCCCTGCTCAGACCCGGTAAAAAACATTTGATCCCAGTATGCGAGAAAGAAGGATTCGAGGCGATCAAAGATGAAATATGGGTTAAACCGATTGACGGAAGTTACGTATTCAAACATGCACATGCTATTAGTTATGCCGCAGTAGTTATAGTGCAGTTAAATTTAATATGTGAAAAAATTCTAGTAAAGGATCAAAAAGTTCTATAACTGTAGAAGAACTTATGAAAAATATTAACGACTACTCTTAGGCACACGAACCAGTTGAATCGATTTGCGTTTGATACGTTTTTCTGCTATCTCGCTTAAATTGACACTGGGTCCAAATAATAGTTCAACATCTTTGCTATTAAATGTTTTGATAGCATATCTGTAGGTCTGCATCTCTCTTTTTAGGAAAATGTTAATAGGAATTTTCCTGTTACTTTCCCACCACCATATTTCACCTAGTTCTAAAAACTTTATTTTGTCTTCGTCGGATTTTATAACACTAATGTCATAGATACTGGTAACAAAATCATCGAAATTGATTACTATCCCCACATATTCGATGTTATTTGATTTTATGCAGGATACAAAGGGATGATTTTCTTGAAAGGGAGTCGTTGATGTCATTATAGTTTAATAAATACCATATGCTAAGTTTGCCAATCTATTTATATCCAAATACCCTCAGTGTCATACTAGATTTGGATCCTACTACCCGAGGAGTTAACAACGTTATGTATCAACGCGACCTAGTCATTCAAAAGGGCGTTAAGAACAAGATAAGAATACAGTTTAAGAACAGTGATCAAAAACTGTTACCGATATCTAATACAGGTACATACGTGTTCACAATGTTCAATGCTACTGACCAACGACAACTTTTTGAGAAACTTATTACTGTTTTAGACGACTCCTTTACTGCTTCTACTATTCAAGATCAAACTACTGTTGGCAATACCCTATCATTTAATACTGCCACCAATGTTACCATTGGACAAACTATTACAGGTTTTGGCATAGCTCCTAACTCTGTAGTTATTGGCTATTCTTCTGGTACGGTAACATTAAATCAAGTCACTACATATCCAGTAACATCATCTACTACACTAACTCTCGGAACAGTAGGTCTACGTGGTACCGGCGAACTTGTCTTGACCGAAAGCAATACACTCAATTTGGATGTGGGTGAATATCAATACAGCATCAAATATGTTGATCCAGATTTGGGAGGGTATGCACCCGTATATTCAAATACCTACTATGGTATTACTGGAACACTAACACTAAAGGACGACATTTATCCTAAATTACAACCCAGTTTAGAAGTAGATACCTTCTTATCCAGATTCAATACAGTATCTTCTCTGTACGAATGGTTCAGTGGTAATCTATATGCTCATCCAGAATTTAATGAAACTGGTGGTGCTTTACACACTGTGGCTATATACATGACTAACTATAAAGGTACTGTAACTTTTCAAGGTACATTAAGTAATCAACCAGATAGTAGTGTAGTTTATGATACTCTAGAAACTCGAACCTATGACGGATTCACTGGTATTGACTATATAAACTCTAACGGTATCTACAGCTACGTTCGAATCATATACACACCTGCTACCAAACCTGGTGATAGCACAAACGACAATCCTAGTTACTACGGAAGCCTTGACAAAGTCCTCTACAGAAGTTAAACTTGTAGTGTGAACGAAATTCAAGATACAGTCTTAGCATTACTGCCTCCTAAACGAAAAGCTACTCCCAGCGGGTGGATCAGTTTTGACGCGGTTTGCTGCCAAGATACTCGTAAACGCGGCGGGGTACTAACCAATACTGATGGTGGATTTCAATATCATTGTTTTAACTGTAACTTCAAATGTGGCTGGAGCCCGGGCAAACTACTCAGCAAAAATACACGACAGCTTTTCAAATGGCTCAATCTTAGTGAACAAGAAATAGGACGGCTTAATCTTGCAGCATTAAAAGTCAAAGACGATCAACCTGTACTTAAAAAAGCCTTAAACTTTACTCTAGAAGAACGAGCATTGCCTGATGACTGCTTGTCTATTGACACATGGATACAGGAAGGATGTCAAGAACCTGAACTGCTAGAAGTTGTACAATACCTAGTAGACACTCGGCAAGTTTCTTGGGAGTGGTATAACTGGCATTGGAGTGCGGCCCCTGGATATAGGGACAGGGTCATTATCCCATTCTATCACAATGGTAAGATTGTAGGCTATACCGGACGCAAGATTCGAGATGGTAAACCAAAATACCTTACTGATGCACAACCCGGTTACGTGTTTAATATCGATGCTCAAACCAGTGATAAAGCATTTGTTATTGTTACAGAAGGACAGTTTGATGCTATTGCCATAGAAGGTGTAGCTATCATGCACAACGAACCTAACGAAACCCAATGTACTAGAATCAATAATCTAGCTAGAGAAGTTATTGTAGTACCAGATCGTGATCAACCGGGTGCTAAGTTAGTTAGAGCTGCTATTGAAAATAAATGGAGTGCCAGTTTGCCTCCTTGGGAAGATGACATCAAAGACGTTGCTGATGCTGTCAAACGCTATGGCAGATTATACACCCTAACCACAATCCTGCACTATAAAGTACAGGGCGAGATAAATTTACATCTACTAGAAAAGAAACTATTGAATGTCCAAGACTAAACAACCAAAACCCAACTATGATTACAACATGCAGAAACTCTATATCGAGATGTTTCTCAGTGATGCCGAAACTTTTATTAGATGCCAAAACATTTTTGACCCAGAAAACTTTGATCAACGACTACAAGACGCAGCCACATTCATTCACAAGTATGTAGATGAATACAAGGTCATGCCCGAAGCCAACATTGTCAATGCTGCTACTAAAAGCGATTTTGAATCAGTGACTCTGCCTAAAGAAAACTACAACTGGTTAATGGATGAGTTTGAAAACTTTAGTCGACACAAGGGACTAGAACGTGCTATTATTAAATCTAGCGATTTGCTAGAAGATGGCGATTATGGTCCAGTGGAAAAGCTGATCAAGGACGCTATTCAAATCAGTTTGAACAAGGACATGGGCACTGACTACTTTGCTGATCCCCGTGCTCGACTAAGCAAACTCAAAGACAACAATGGACAGATTAGCACAGGCTGGCCCATGGTGGACAAAAAACTCTATGGCGGATTTAACCGTGGAGAACTCAATATCTTTTGTGCGGCATCGGGTGGTGGTAAGAGTTTGTTCCTAGCCAACATGGGGGTGAACTGGGCACTTATGGGCTTGAATGTGATCTATCTAACATTTGAGTTGAGTGAAGGTTTGGTGTCTATGCGTTTGGATAGTATGACCACTGGTATTGGTACTAGAGATATTTTCCGTAACATTGATGATGTGGAACTCAAAGTCAAAATGTTGGAAAAACGTAGTGGACACCTACAAGTTAAGTATATGCCCAGTGGTAAAAACTGTAACGATATTCGTGCATATCTTAAAGAATATCAGGTGAAAACAGGTGTGAAACCTGACGTTTTGTTAATAGATTACTTGGATTTAATGATGCCTTTGAGTGTGAAGGTTAGTCCCAGTGATTTGTTTGTCAAGGACAAATATGTGTCGGAAGAGATTCGAAACTTGGCCATGGAAACACAATGTATCACAGTCACAGCCAGTCAGTTGAATCGTAGTGCTGTTGAAGAAATCGAGTTTGACCACAGTCATATTAGTGGTGGGTTGAGTAAGATTATGACGGCGGATAACGTGATCGGTATCTTTACTAGCCGTGCTATGAAGGAACGGGGACGCTATCAAATCCAGTTTATGAAGACACGTTCAAGTTCTGGTGTGGGACAAAAGGTTGATTTAGAGTTTAATCTCGATACACTACGCATCACGGACTTGGGTGAAGAAGGTGAACAAGACGCTCAAGGTAATATCAATCAGCAACGTGTTAGCCCCACTACTCAAAGTGTCATGGATGGACTAAAACGTACCAGTGTGGTCACAACTAGTACAGCGTGGGAAAAGCCGCAACGGCGAGCTGATCGTCCGGATCCTTTTGATATTCTACCCGGGGGTAGACCACGTACTGAGTCAGCGGCTCCAAAGATTCGCAGTATGCTGGATAATCTAAATCCCGAACGAGATTAAAACCACATGGCTGCATTGTAGTGGGCCACTTCCAACAATGCAGCCTTCCACAGTGTGTCCTCGTCGTAGTCAAATACTAGTTCAGCAGTAGCTGGCACTATTTCCCAACGGTGTAGTTTTTTATTGGTATTGCTCAATAACAGATCCAGTGAGTGATTTTCCCAAATAAAGAATCCTGCACAGGCCTTAAAGTGTTTGGGGCCTTCTCCAGCAGATATAGCACTGAGTACGGTAATATCACTGGTCATAGAAACTTCAGATGTCAATGGTTGAGTAGTGCCTGTAAACCAATCGGCACTGTGGATTAGGTGTACTCGACTGTGTTGATGTGGTCCTCCAAAGTACAGGGGACTGCTGGGGGGTCCTTGATATTCTAGTCCTATGTTTTCGGCTATGTCGCTTAGTGTGGTCTTACCTGTGGGCATGTTTATTTGTAGTCCCACGGCTTTACTGTCTTGATGGTCGACAATAAGGATAACTGCACGACTTAGTTCGTCCTGCGGATTATTGGCATTGGCCACTAGTAGATGCCCTCGATAGTTTGTGATAGTATGTTTTGTCATAAAGCTCGTGTATTTACACAGCATAAATACCAAATATGAATTTTAAAGAATTTGCCCCTCCGGTTGATGTTAACCCTGTGTTGAATACCAAGATATGGGATCACAATACACTAAAAAGCTCAGTACGTGGCGCACTGCTACGCATGGCCGAAGATTTCCAAAAGTTCATAGATGTTCCCTTGGATGTGGTAGACATAGTGATCACTGGTGGTAACGCCAACTATACCTATACCAATAAAAGTGATATCGATCTGCATCTAATAGCAGATTTTCGAAAAGTTAGTTGTGACCGTGAAGTGCATGAGCTCATGGACACCAAACGCTTGTTATACAAACAACAACGCAGTCTAGAAGTCTACGGTATACCTGTGGAACTTTATGTAGAAGATCGAGATATGCCTGCCCAAAGCGGGGGCTGTTATAGCATTGTTAAGAATGCTTGGCTACGCAAGCCCACTAAAAATATACCACAGATTGACACCCAAGAACTAGCACATTGGGTGGACATATGGCACACCATAATCAAACATGCCATACGTAGCGGCAAGTTGAACACCATGCGGGGCACCATGAAGTTGTTGCGTACCTATCGTCGCAAGGGACTACACAATGACCCCCGTGGCGAGTTTAGTATACCTAACCTTGTTTACAAAAGCCTACGCAACGATGACACAGTTCGAGCACTACAAAAGCTCATAGATCTTGCTCACGATCAGGATCTTAGCATATAATATATGCTATGAACAACATTTACATAGACATGGATGGAGTGGTAGCAGACTTTGATGCTGCTGCTCGAGATGCCCTAGAAGCCCGCAAAGATGCCGTTATTGACGGTCGTTGGATTGAATCAGAGTGGGCTCGCATTAGGGAAATCCCCCACTTTTATCGTCACTTGCCCAAGACTGCCATAGCCGATAGCATCATGGCTTTGGCCCGACAGTTTAGGGACCAGTGTGGTTATAATCTATACATGCTTACTGCCATTCCCCGTAAAAATGACATGCCCGATTGTTTTCATGACAAGATTCTATGGATGCGGGACTACTATCCTGAAATAGAAGTGCGATTTGGCCCCTACAGTCATGACAAGTGTAATCACTGTCGCCCTGGGGATATACTAGTCGACGATCGTACCAGCAACTGTTTTGAATGGCGTGAACAGGGCGGTGTGGCTGTACAGGTCCTGGGTTCCCGCCCGCATGAAGCCGTTCTAGAACTACAAGCCCTATTAGACCAACATATATCAGGCTCTTAGTTCCGGGGGTATTGAGTTAGGACTAGCTTGATCACTGACCTGCACCGTGGCCGCAGTGATTTGGTCAATGCGCGGATGTAGGGCAGCATACTCAACAATCTGTTGAGCCACAGCCTGGGCGCTGACTTCGTTGCCCGATGTTATGGTCAGGTCTATGGTTACTTTATAGGGTTTTACTTGTACGTTGATCATGATGTCAATATTTATTGAAGTTAAATACCCACATAATAAATAATGATACTATGATTACTATTCCTACCACCAGCCAAATTGACTACGAGACCAGTCCCTACTATGTGACCACAAATCAAAAATACCGTGTCTATGACACCGAGGGTCTAGACGGTGGCGGCCGCAAGTGGGGCAGTGAGTTTCCTCGTTTGCTCAAACCCCTATTTCCCGACCGTGTGTTTGACCGAGTGTTAGAGTGGTGTTGTGGTCCGGGCTACTGTGGATTTGAAATCATGGATTGGGGCATGGCTCGCACCATGGCTCTAGCGGACATACATGCACCTGCACTGATCTATGCCAATGCCACTGTGAACGCACCCTATAACAACATGGATGGTCTAGACACGCAGGGCCGTGTGAGTGTTTTCCACATCAGTGAAATACAGGACTTGCCCGAGTCCGAGCAGTATGATTTGATCATTGGTAATCCTCCGCACAGCGCAGACATCAATCCCCGACAAAACGCTGATGACATCCGTGTGCTCAGTGATTGGGGATGGGAAGCGCATAGGGAGTTTTTTCGCAGTGTGCCCCGTTATCTTAGACCCGACGGTGTGATTTGGATCTGTGAAAACGGCAACTCAGGCGCCGGCCCCCGCAGCATATTTGATCCCATGATCGAAGCCGCGGGCTTGGAAGTCATCAAAGAAGTGCCCTGTGAAAACTTTGACATTGATCGTAATCCCTACTACTATCTCTTAATCGGACATCGTGGCGGTCCGGTCAAGGCCTAAAACGCTGCCCGCAAAGCGCGAAGCGCCAAAAAATCCCGGTGCAGATTTTTACACACCCTAGTTATATAG